ATATGACATTTAGTGCCTTAATTAAATTTAATAGGGGCACCCAGGATATCCGAATATTGGATGGATATGATAACTTATTAAGTAAAGGATTAAGAGTAACCTGTTCACTCGTAGATAATGGAGTAGATGCAAATGGACGACCTAGAGCAGATGTAACGTTCTATGTAAAACTTAATGATAGTACATATACCTTTGAAATCGGCAATTTATATTATGATGAATGGTATTCATTAATTGTGCCAATATCATCTCAATACGGACAATTACAACTTAATTTATATTCGTTTGGTCAAGATCCAGCAAATATCAAGAATTTTAATAGTTTAGTTAGTGTATATACAGGCTCAGCTAATCCTGGAAACTTTACATTTGTGACTGACCAAAATTGGGCACTACCATCCGCAAATTATTCAATTGCAAATATCCGATTGTTTAATACAATGGTTCAGCCAGAAGATCATGAATTTATAGTAAGTCAATTATTCATACGAGACGAGTCTCTACTTGAACTAATTGATAATGCTCGACCTAGATTAAATGTACCATTTATTGCAATAAACAGTTAACAACACATATGTATAAAGATTTAACAAAAAGCCAGCTATTCGATAATGTAAAATTAGGATTTGAATTTGAATTCTTTTCTCCAATTTTACGTGCGGAATTAGCTGAGAAATTAACAACCATTTTAGGTAAAAAGGTAATTAGCACCAATGAGTATGGTTCAGATATTCCAGTAAGCTATGATACTTTTAAAATTGAACCTGATTTTTCAGGTGGATTTAAAATGAATGAGCTAATTACTGGCGTAATGCCGTATAATGAAGCAATTCACGTATTATATAAAGTCTTAAATTTCATTGATGAAAACGGCTTTACTACTGAAAGAACTGGATTACACATAAACCTGTCATTAAATGAATTTGATCTTGGGCTAAATGAGCGTCTGCAAAATCTAAATGTATTTAAGTATATTCTAGGTCTTAACGAAGAGAAAATATTTGAATTATGGCCATCTGCTAAATCAAGAATTCAAAAAATTTATAAAAATTCAGTTAGCAATATTTACCCTAAAACTAAATTCTTGGCTGAGACCTCAATCGACTATGCCCGACCAAACAGTCCACTTGATTTTTTATATCCTCAATCAAAGTATTTTGGTTTAAATTTTGAAAAGTTAAATGAAGGCTATTTAGAAATTAGATATGCTGGTGGAATTGACTATCAATTAAAAAGAGCAAGCGCAACTGAATTAATTAATTATATTGCTGAATCTCTGTACAATACGCTTCAAGTAAATCACTCATATTCAATTGATGAACAAAAGAAAGTTTACGAAGTGATGAAAAAGCAGAGAGAAAATACTTTAGCTATTAAAACTTATGAAAATTTCAAAAAGAATTTTCCAGAAATAGAATTATTCATTGACTTAAGAGATGATCCGCGAATTATTGAATCTAATTATCTAAATCTTCGTGAAAAGCTATTTGACTTAATCACTTTTGGCAAAATCAAAAAGGGCCAAGTAAATTATGATACTCAAAATAAAAGGGTTCAATTAAAAGAGTCTAAATTAGAAGAAGGCTTTGGAATTCATGACATTGATATTATAAATTGCAAAATTGAAGCCGAAATTTCTAACTGTACTCTATATGGGTGCAAAGTTAGATCATCACATATCACTGAATGTAGAATCTTAACCAGCAATGATATTAGATATTGTCATTTAGATGATTGTTTATTTGAGAGAGGGTGTCATAACCGAATTGACTTAAGCTATATTAAGAGTTCGCCTGAAGCAATTATATATGCAGACTTAAATGAGTGTATTGTTAGATCAGGAATTATTGCACTTGATTCAAAAGTTGATAATAAAACCGAAATTCTGTCCGGTAGTGCAAAAGGCAGTAAAAATCAAATAAAATAATGAATGGATCTGAAAGTTAATAAATAACTGAAATCCTTTAACCGAAAATGGCAGTACAACTAAAAATCTCAAGTATTAAATCAATCAATGGTTCAAGTTTAAATACCATCATTGATTTGTCTAATTTCAACTTTAGCACAATTAAATCAGCAATTGATGAATTCTTAACCTCAATTAATTATTCTCAAGTAGATGGTGAGATTGCAGTTGATATTCAAGGAATCTCAACCAATTCAATTATTATCAGAAATGGTTTAACTGTATATGGTACTCAACAACAAAATGGCAGCTATCCTGAAGTAATTAAAATGTATCCAACTGGTGCAATCACTGCAAAGAACGTTGTAGTTGAAGATGTACTTGAAGGAAAACGTCTTAGACTTAAGGTGTATGGAGTACTTCCACCAACTGCTGTTCCTGGTGAAATTGTTTATATTACTGCGCAGAATGGAAGAGTTGAAGGTTTTTATGGATATTTACAGTCGACTGGTTGGTGTTTACTTAGCTGCGGCGGAACTGGCGAAGGTATTTGTACAGCATCGGTTACTAGGTCAGTTACTCCAAATGTAATATCTGGAGATGGAGAATTATTATCACCTGGTCTATTACCAATACCTGCACCAATTGCAACAACCATGTACTTATTATTTGTTAATGGTCATCAAATAACTATTGGAGATGGAGATATTAGCGCCAGTGCCTATTTTAGTAAAGATGGTGGAGTTACTGCAACTATATACGCTCAAGTCGATGTGACTGACGAACTTTATTGGAACACAACCTCTGCTGGTTATGGATTAGATAGCGGAGACTTTGTTACCTTAATGTATTCAACAGTTGATGCAAATTGTGCTGGAGCAAATGGTACTATTTGTATAACTAATATTTTAACTGCAGGTAATACTGAGTCAGTATTTGCTCAAGTTGGAGTTGATGTTATTATGGAGGATCCAGCTTCAGCTAATTGCCCAATTACTGTGTGCACTTTACCAATTCCAACAATTGAGCCAGAGGGAATTGATTTACCATATGGATATTTTTTAACTAATTCAGTTTTGGCTTTTGATATTTCTACTAGCTGCGCAGGTTGTGCACTTATTGGATTTGGATTACCTCAAACAATGACTGAAACTGAATTTGATTCAGTTAGAATTTTTGAAGAAATTAGCGGAGTTTATACAGACGTTACTATTTTAACTGGACCGTATGCTCCAAATTATTCTACTCGTACAATTTATGCAGAGATTTGCGATTTTGGAGCATTTTATTTGATACCAGTAGACTCAGCGATACCAACTACAACTACGACAACTGCTGCGCCTACCACTACTACTGCGGCTCCGACTACTAGTACAACAACCTCGGCTCCGACTACTAGTACAACAACCTCGGCTCCGACTACTAGTACAACAACTGCGGCTCCGACTACAACAACCACTACGGTAGCTGAAACTACTAGTACAACAACGGTTGAGCCTACAACTACCACCACTATTGAGCCTACAACTACAACAACTATTGAGCCTACGACTACAACTACCACAACTAGAGTTGACCCTACTACTACAACAACTGAGGCTCCGACTACTAGTACAACAACTGTTGCTGAAACTACTAGTACAACAACAGTAGGTGAAAGAACTACCACTACTACAACTAGGTCAGGCGAAATAACTACAACTACCACAATTAGTTGTGATGGATTTATTGCAACTATTAATGGACCTGGTCCATTTGATATAATACTAGATGGCTTTGATGGAATTGGATATACAATTACACAAGATGGCTCAGATATTACATCCGGTACTCTACCGGATTCTTTACCTGGAATCGGATTAGCAATTGAAAAGCTTTTAACAATTACGTTAGCGAATGGATGCGTATTTACCTATGCATTTGACGAAGGTTTAGGGACTTGGGAGTTATTTACTGGATCAACTACTACAACGACAACTGAGGCTGCAACTACTAGTACCACAACTGCCGCTCCTGAGCCAGCTACAACCACAACAACGGTAGCTCCTACTACAACAACAACAACTGAGGCTTCAACTACGAGTACCACAACTAAGGCTGAACCTACTACAACTACAACAACACTGACGGAAATATTTAGAAGTATAAATTGCGAAACTTCAACTGTTATAAATATTGACTTTACTACAATATTAGCAATAACTCCAGAAATTGGACAAGTTTATTACTTAACATTTGACGACAGTAGCGAGGGTTGTTATACAATATTGTCAAGTGCTACTGGAACTGCTAATCGTATTGCAAATACAGCAAGCGATCCTATTGCTGACTGTATGAGCTGTCTACCAACTACAACTACAACAACAATAGCCCCTACTACAACTACCACAACTGAACCAATATCCGAACCTACGACTACTACAACACTAGAGCCTGGGCTTACCACTACTACAACCGCTGAACCTAGGCCTACAACTAGTACAACAACGGTTGAACCTACAACTAGTACAACAACGGTTGAACCTACAACTAGTACAACAACGGTTGAACCTACAACTAGTACAACAA